GAGACAGGCATCCGCACTCTCGTTAAGCGGACGCTGCCACCTGTTCCACAAGAGGTAATTTCCAATGCCCCTTCTAACTCGGAAACGTCTGATTCTGCTGGAGTCGGAATCGACCTACGGGACGGATCCGACTCCGACCGGCGTCGACGCCGTTCTGGTTCGCGATCTGAACATCACTCCGCTGCAGAGTGACGTTGTAAGCCGTGATCTGGTGCGCCCTTATCTGGGTGCATCTGAGCAGTTGCTGGCCAATACTCGCGTTGAATGCACATTCAGCGTTGAGCTTGCTGGTTCCGGCACTGCTGGTACTGCTCCCCGTTACGGCAAAGCTCTGCTTGCCTGCGGCATGAGCGAAACCATCGTTGCCGCTACCAGCGTCACCTACGCACCCGTCAGCGCCAGCTTTGGTAGCTGCACCATCTATTACAACATTGATGGTGTACTGCACAAGGTGACCGGCGCTCGCGGTACGTTCACTATTAATGGTGCTGTCGGTGAAATCCCCACAATTGATTTCACCTTCACTGGCATCTACAACACCCCGACCGACACGGCACTGCCTTCGGTGACTTACGGCGATCAGGCAACACCTGTTGTCTTCAAAGCCGGTAACACCACTGGCTTTGAGCTGCTGTCCTATGCAGGTTGCTTGCAGTCGGTGTCGTTTGATGTCGGCAATTCGCTTGTGTATCGCGAGCTGGTTGGCTGCACCAAAGAGGTGCTGCTGACCGATCGGGCTAGCACCGGTAGCGTGACCTTGGAAGCCGTGACCATGGCAACCAAGAACTACTTCACCGCTGCTCTCAGCGACGGCACTCTCGGCAACCTGCTGTTCCAGCATGGTCAGACTGCTGGCAACATCATTGATTTCGCCTCCACCCGAGTCGATATTGGCGATGTGAGCTACAGCGATCAGGACGGCATCCACATGCTGAACATCCCCTACACCTGTGTGCCTAGCACTGCAGGCAACGATGAGTTCAGCCTGGTCTACACTTGATCTGGATGCAGACGGATGAGGGGGGCCGCTAATGCGGCCCTTTTTTATCGGGTGTATGCTGTTGCAGTATCGCGTTCATTACGCATGGCATTTGTCCGTAAAAAGGTCAAGATTTTTAGCTGGCCTGTATCGATCGAGGAGCCTGCTGATGGTGGCACCTTTGATACGGCTACTTTTGACGCCAAGTTCAAGCGCGTGGGGCGCAAGGAGTTCCAGAAGCTTGGCGAGAAGGGCGAGCTGGACCTGTTGAAGGTGATCATGGTCGGCTGGGACGGCATTCTTGATGAGGACGGCAAGGAAGTGCCGTTTTCGCTTGAAGCGATGCGCGAATTTAGCGATGACCCGTATTGGATTCGCGGCGTGCTGAAGGCTTACACCGAGACCTTTGAAGGCGGCCGCCAGGGAAACTGAAGGATGCTGCCGTCTATTGGGCAGGCGGCGGCAAGAGAGTAGAAGATAAAACGGGTGAGGACGCTGCTGCATTTGGCATCGTCCTGCCCGAGCAGCCGAAGGAGGAGTCGGCTGATTTTGAGGTGTGGGATGAAAACTGGGACATCGTGATGATGTTCCTGCGCATGCAAACGCAGTGGACGACCACGATGGCTGGTTACATGGGGCTGCGATATGACGTGCTGCTCTGTGCTGGCGGGTTGTTTGACCTCTACAATGTGGACAATCGCCGCGAGATGCTTGAAGGTCTTCAGATAATGGAGGCTGCAGCATTGAGCGAATTGGCTAAGGGCTCGGATGGCTAGCAAGCAAGTCCAAGAAATGAAGCTCCGCCTTCTTTTGGAAGGCTTTGAAGGCTTAGATAAGCTAAAGAGTTCTTTTCGCGGGCTTCAAAAGGCCATCGGCCCAACCGAGCAAGTAATTGAGAAAGCTCGCCAAACCATTATCGAGTTTGGGGAGGCAGGAAACAAAAGCGAACAGTTAATCAAAGGGCAGATTGAGGCTTTCAAAGGGCTGCGCAGTCAGGCAACTCAAGGTGGAAAAGTTTACAAAGAACTTGCGGCAGATATTAAAAAGTTAGAAGGGGCTGCCTATGGCGCCAGCCCTGCAGTCGAAGCACAAAGAAAAGCTTTAACCGCGCTTGGACTTTCCGCTGATGCTACTGCTTCACAGATTGAGCAAGCTATAAATTCCTTAATCAATTTAAGGGGTGAAGTCAGGGTTGATTCGCAAGCCTTTGACAATTTCGGCAAAAGCATTGCGCAGCTTACTGATCGATTCAAAGAGGTCAACCAAGAAGCCCAAAATTTTGCTCAAGCACAGCAAAGGATCGCTCGACCTATTGGCGCGACTTCTGCTGCAGCCAGACAGCAAATTCGTGACCTTGATCTTGTCACTGAATCCTTAAGAGAGCAGCGTGATGCGCTTGGAGCGCTTGAAGGTGAAGCTCGAATTAAAGCCGGTGCAGCCGGATTGGCAGAGCGAGGTGCACCTGCGGCAGGCCGACGTACTTTTGAAGAAGCGGTGTCAGAAGCCGCGTTCGGCGGTGACATTAAAAAATTACTGCCCTCCAAGGACATCAAAGCGGCGCTAGACGAAGTAGCAAGGGAAATCGCCGATTTTCAGCAGCAAATTGAAACAAAATTATCGCGCAAAATCCAAGTTTCTTTTCAGGAAACTGCTAGGGCTGGCAGGGAATCTGCTCGCGCGATGGCAGCGGCGTTCTCTGATCCAGAGCTGATTAACGTTTTCAATCAATTTGACAAAAGATTGGGAGAGTTGCCCGATACCACCACGGGCTTAAATCAAAGGCTATCGGAGCTTTCGGAGCGTTTAGCAAACACAAAACGCAATACTGTTGATTATTTAATTGTTGCCATGCAAATGGCTGGAGTTCAGCGAGAGCTGACTGCGGTCACGCAAGGATATGCTCAAGCCTTGCTCATGGGCATTCGCACCGGCACTGTTGCGCCCAGTGCGCGCAATTTGCAAGAAGTCATAACGGCCTTGCGGGCCGAGATGTCTCAGCTTGATGTAACGACATCCGAGGGTGCGCGTGCGTATGCAGAAAATGCAAGAGAAGCACGTGCTTTAGAGCAGCGACTTAACGGTCTTGCAAATGCTTACAGGCACGTTGGTGACATGGCGGCGCAGGCTGCCACTGCAGAGACAAGCGCAGCTACGGCTCGTGTAACAGCAAATTATTTGACTCGCGGCATCGTTCGCCAGCAAGAGGAGGCGATGGCCGAATTGGGTCAGCGCGTCAGGGCTGGTGTTGCAGCAACTCCGCTTGCATTGCCTGCTGCTGGACAGACGACGGCGCCGGGGACGGGGCTACCGATTAGCGGGGAATACGTGCAGCCTGGTTATCGCGCCCATCGCCCTGAAGTTCAAAAATTCTTTGCCCGAGCTCAAGTCGGAGAAGCTCAAATTCGAGTACCAGGCCAGCCGGTAGGCTTTGGTCCTCAAGCAACCGAAGAGCAGATCGATAGAGCACGTCGCGCTGCCATTTCAGAGGGTGATGCTGCTAGAGCTGTAATAGAGCGACAAGATGCCGTCAAACAAGCAGAAGAGCAAGTCAAGTCTTATCGCGCCGAAATCGACAAAGCACGCAAGGCTGACATTGGCAGCATCGAATCGACCCAGCGTCTGCGCGAGGCAATCAATCAATACAGAACGACGCTGCCGGGTGCAAGCGCTGAATTCAAAAAACTTACAAAAGAGCTTGGGGAGCTTGATGTTCGTTCAGAAAAGCTGGGTCGCGGTCTTACTCGCCGCCGCATGACCGGCATGCAGATGGCTCAGGCTGCTGGCGCTGCATTAAGTGGTGGCATTTTTGGCGGCCCCGAGGGTTTCTTGGGTGGCGCTATTGGTACTGCGGTTGGCGGTGTCGGTGGCGCATTTGCTGGCGCAGCGATCGGCGCGCAAATTGGCGGTCTCAGGAAGCAGCTTGGTGGATTTGCGGATTACGCAGCGCAGATCCAGAAGATGGAGATTGCTCTGAAGAATGCTGCTGGCGGCCAGGCTGAATTCAACCAAGCTGTTGCCGCCGCAGCATCGGCGACTCAAAACCTAAACGTGCCGCAAGATATTGCAATTCAAGGCATGACCAAGCTGACTGCTGCGGTGAAGGGCGCAGGTGGTCAGGTCACTGATGCCGAGCTGGTATTTAGGAATGTGACCTCGGCTATCAAGGCAACCGGCGGATCAGCGGAAGACGTTGATGGCGCGATCACCGCAATGGTGCAGGTGTTCTCGAAGGGCAAGGTAAGTGCAGAAGAACTGAGCGGCCAGCTTGGCGAGCGTTTGCCTGGTGCGGTTACTAAGTTCGCCAAGGCGAATGACATGACACTGCCTGAGCTGCAGAAGGCTCTTGAGCAGGGTCAGGTTGGCCTGAACGAGCTGATGAATTTCATCGTTCAACTTGGCGATGAATACTCCGGTGTTGCGGAGAAGATTGCCGGATCTAGTCAGGATGCGGGGGCGCGACTGACGGTTGCGTACAACAATATGCGGATTGCTGTTGGTGAGGCGCTGCAGCCAATTGGCGCTGCGTTCCAAGAAGCCTTTATTCCATTCATCGAAGGTGTGACTCCTGTTTTGGTGGCGACGCTGCCAAAAATTGGTGAATTGATGCTTGCTATTGCTAAAAACTTTGACACCGCAGCAGTTGCAGTGGGAGTATTTATGGCTGCACTAGCTATTTCAAAAGTTGGCGCTGCAGTAACTGCCCTTGGTGGGATACCAACTGTCCTTGGGCTGATCAAGGTACAGGCCATTGCGGCAACTGGCGCAATTCAGGCGCTTAATTTGGCTGCATTAGTTAATCCATGGACGGCCCTTGCCGCTGGCGTTGCCGCTGTTGCAGTTGCTTTCTATGACGCTCACAAGGAAAAGCAAAGACTTGATGCGGTGATGGAATCTGGTTCGCTTGATCAGCTTGAAGCTGAAATCAAGCGGCTTGAAAAATCAATTGCAGATTCTGAATCAAGGGCGAGAGGGTATGCAAGTGAGCTGCGAGGCGTTGGCCAAGACTCAGGCTACGCCAACATTGAACTGAAAAAGACAAAGGAATTGCTTGAGTCATTTAAGGCTGAATATCGAATTCGATTCTTCATTGAGCAAACTTTTGCTGGCGCTAAAGGCGTGCCGCAGGGTATGCGCATTATCAATGGTCAGCTTGCCTATCAAGTGCCAGGTCAGGGATGGGTTAATGCTCAAACTGGCGAGCCAATTAAACAGGCTGCAACTACTGAGTTTCCCTCGCTGACTGGAGATGGTGACCGCGCCAGCAAAGCCAAATCCGAAGCCGACAAAGCCGCCCGCGAAGCGCAGCGTGCATTTGACGAGCGGCTTCAGAAGATGCTCCAGGAAGAAGATCATACGCTGAAGAAATTTGCTCTTGAAGAAAAAATCAGGCTTGAGCGGGAGAAGCAAGGTGCGATTCAAGCGGGCACGCTTGACTCAGAAATGCAGTTGGCTGAAATTGCCAATCAACGCCTTGACCTAGATGTCAGGGCGACTGCTCTTGCCAGCGAAAACGCAAAACTTGAGGAGCTGCGCAAGCAAGGCTTAGCAGAAGGTCTTGACGTGCAAAAAATTGCACAAAAAATGCAACAAAATATAATAGAAGATTTAGCAATTCAGTATGAAAATCAAAAGCTAAATACGCAAGAAATTAAGGCACAGATTGACCTGGAGAAGGAGCGCGAGAATTTGAACCGCGCTCTTAACCAAGAGCTGCAGGACCGCCGCTACGAGCTTGGCTTGATCACCAAAGAGGAGTACAACCGCCTGCAGATTGAGCGCGAGCGTCGTCGCCTTGAAGAGCAATATCGTGGACTCCCCGGCGCGCAAGGCCGCGTCGAAGAAGGCGTGGATCTATTCCGCCGCGAAATTGACCCAACTTTTGGGGAAGGACTGCAGAGTCAGCTTGCCATTGTTCGTCGAGAGCTGGACGAACTGACGAAGCCCATCAACCAAGTAGTTGGTGCTGCGACTGCGATTGGTGATGCTTTCAGTCAGTCGTTCGCAAGCGTGATCAACGGCAGCGCAACGACCCAAGAAGCGCTTGCAAGCTTCTTCCAGAATCTTGCAAACTACTTCCTTGATATGGCGGCGCAGATCATTCAGAAAATGATTGTGCTGGCTATCCTGAATCAAATCACAGGATTGCTGCCCGGATCCAAAGGTAGCGATCCGTTGAAAGGGGTCGGCGGCGCCGATTGGACGAAATACGTAAAAGCAAACGCTAACGGCAATGTCTACGCCCAAAACGGCATCCAACCCTTCGCGATGGGCGGCATCGTCAACAAGCCGACGCTGTTCAAGTACGCAGATGGCGGCAGCGGTCGCTTTGGCTTGATGGGTGAAGCTGGCCCTGAAGCGATCATTCCGCTGAAGCGTGGGCGGGATGGCAAGCTGGGTGTTGCGGGGGGTGGTGGCGTCAACGTG